AATATAATTCCAAATGCAAATGTTAGATTTCTATCAAATACTATAATGGTACATAGAAAAAAAGAAACTAACACTATGTACACGATAAATGCATTGAACAGATTGATTATAGATTTAAATAATGGTATTTTAGATAAGTCATATCAAATTGACTGGAATGGTTATAGAAACTCTATGGTATTAACAGATGGAGATGGTTATAAAGTAATGAAAACTAAGTTATTTAGAATAATAGATGTAAATTAAGGATATGAATGATTAAATTAAAAGATTTATTATTTGAGTTTAAAAATCAATTATTTGCACCACAAGGCGGCAAAATAGATTTAACTAAAATACCCAAAGGTAAATTGAGAATCAGTTCCTGGGAGCATATAAATAAACCGAAAGGGGCGTTTTGGACTTCAACACATAATGCGAGAGGTTCTGATTGGGTTGATTTTGCTAAATATGGGTTTTCATGGGGTGGTGAATTGGTATCAGCTTTACTTTTAAAATCAACGGGTGGAAGAATCTTACATATAAAAAGTGATAGAGATTATGAAAACGTATATGAAAAATTCCCAAGAGATGTAAAGCATGGTAGTATAGAGAATAAGTGGTTGGATTGGAAATCCCTTAGTAAAAAATATGATGCAGTCCATATTAGTAATAGTGCATTATACAATGATAATTTATATGGGTGGGATGTAGAGTCTACAGCATGGTTTAATATGGGAAAGTTAAAAATTGATAAGGTTATAGAATTAAATTAAAGAAATATGGTAACATTAACACAAATTATAAAAAGTTATATAATTACTCTACAACTCGTTTTTTGTTTTGGAGTAGTATCCGCACAATATCCACTTGTTGATGATTTTGTATCAATTGGAGCACCAGGAGAATGGTCGGCCGTAACACTACAACCCGATATGTGTGCACATGTCACTCACTTATGTTATAATTGTACATTTAATTACTTAAACTCACAATGGTATTCGTTTGAATCACCTAACTATGGAACTAAATTCTTAAACGATGGGTGTGATTCTGTATACGTTCAGTTTGAGATTTCTGATATGTCAATAAGACTAGTAGACCAATTACAATTTTGGTGGTATAATGGTACATGGAATGGTGTAGTCGTACCTGCCACTGGAACGTGGTATGTATATGTTCCCAACAATACACAGTTATTTTCGTTTGATTTCTTAACAGGCACATCTGGCAGTACGTCATTACAATTTGTTCATATTGATTATATAAACATAGATTGCATGCGAACTCAAATTTTCCCTATTGATTTATATAATTTTAATTGTAATACATTAGATAATGGGATTGAACTATTAGCATCCGTTTCCGATTCAACTGATATAGAATTGCAGTGGAGTAATAATGGATATTCAGATTGGACTACGCTAAACGAAATATATTCAACAGACTTAAAGTATAACCACTATACACATCATAAGGATAATTACTACAGATTAAAATTAGATGAAGATATATCAAATACGATATATTGCCATTCAAGAAACGATTCACCCAAACCTAAAAAAATAATTTATTATAATATATTAGGTCAATCAATTCCTAATCCAGTTGGAACATACATAGAATCAACTACTTATGACGATGGTAGTATAATCAACAGATTAAAAATTGAAAATAAATATTAAAAATATCAAATAAAATTTGGATAATTAAAAGATAATTCGTATATTTAACTATTATATTACTTAACAATTAAAAATTGGATAAACCATGGCAATCGACTTAGATGCAATCAGAAACAGGCTGAACCGCCTGCAGAACAAGGTTCAAAGAACAGACAACTTGTGGAAACCAAAACCAGGTAAACAACAAGTTCGAATTGTACCCTACACTCACAATTCATCAAACCCTTTTATTGAGTTATTTTTCCACTATGGATTTGGTGGTAAAAATCTTCTATCACCAAGAACGTTTGGAGAAGCCGACCCACTTATAGAGTTCGCTGACCAACTTCGTGCAACTGGTAACAGAGATGATTGGAACTTATCAAAAGACTTGTTTCCAAAAATGAGAACTTATGTTCCCGTTATCGTTAGAGGTGAGGAATCAGAGGGAGTTAAATTTTGGGGATTTGGTAAAACTGTATATAAAGAATTACTTGGATTCTTTGCAGACCCAGATTATGGTGACCTAACAGACCCAGTTGGTGGTAGAGATATCACAGTTGAGTTCAAAACTGCCAAAGAACTTGGTACGAACTTTCCAGAAACTTACATTAGAGTTAAACCTAATCAAACACCTATTAGTGAAGATAAGGAAATTCTTGAAAAGGTAAACGACCAAATTGAACTACCAGGTATGTTTAAGAAACATTCCTATGATGAGTTGAAAGGATTTTTAGAAAAATGGTTAGAAACTGGAAAAGTTGATGAGGAAAAAGATGCAGAGGTAACACCTACCACTACATCAACAGACACTGCGACTGCAAAAGCAGGTGATGTAAAAGATGCATTTGATTCTCTATTCAATGAAAAGGATACATCAAATTCTGAAACAACAGTTGACGAGTTACCATTTTAATCTAACCCATTTAAATTAAGTTATGTCTAAAAAAACAAATCGTGATGAATTATCGGCACTTCTTGCTGATAATTTAAACAAGAAATTTAAAGGCAATAAAGTAGCTTACTTCTTAGATGGCTCCGAGCAGACACCCACTGATTTAACAGAGTGGGTGTCCACCGGAGATGATATGTTAGACTTAGCAATCTCAAACAGACCAAATGGTGGATTTCCAGTCGGCAGAATTGTAGAGGTTACGGGTTTAGAAGCGAGTGGAAAATCTTTATTAGCAGCACATACACTAGCCAATACACAAAAGAAAGGTGGGTTGGCAGTATACATCGATACTGAAAATGCTATCAACCAAGAATTCTTGGAAGCACTTGGTGTTGATACGGCTAAATTATTATACATACCGATGGAAACTGTAGAGGACATTTTTGATGCAATGGATTCTATAATAGAATCGGTAAGGAAATCAGACAAAGACAGATTGGTAACAATAGTAGTTGATTCAGTTGCAGCAGCAACGACAAAAGTTGAATTATCTGCAGACTACGACCAAGCTGGTTACGCTACTCAAAAGGCTATTATTATTTCAAAAGCAATGAGAAAGATTACAAATCTTATTGGTAGGGAACGAATATTAGTAGTATTTACAAATCAATTAAGAGTTCGAATGGGTGTATCGTTTGGAGACCCATACACTACATCAGGTGGTAAGGCCTTAGGGTTTCACTCAAGTTGTAGATTGAGAATGAAAAAAATGGGTAAACTCAATTCTAAAGTTGGTGGTGTTGAACAAACTGTTGGTATTAAGACACGAGTTCAAGTTATTAAAAACAGAATGGGCCCACCACTCAGAACCATTGATTTTGAAATCTATTTTGATAGAGGTATTGATAGGTATGGTTCGTGGTTAAACACGATGAAAACATACAAGTTAGTAAAACAAGGTGGGGCGTGGTATACGTGGGTTGATGAATTATCTGGTGAGGAACTTAAATTCCAAGCCAAGACTTTTGAAGACCTATTGGAAACCCGACCTGAAGTGAAGGAACAAATGTATAAACAAATCTGTGACGCATACATCTTAGGATACAAAGAAGCATCCGATGCAGCTAACATAGACACAACCGAATTCGATGACAAAGTTGAAATCTAATTACAAAAAAATGTTTGAAAATCTATCAAGCACATCAGTTGGTGATGTGAATGATAAAGTTATGATTGTTGATGGATTAAATATGTTCATCAGAGTATTCGGTGCAGTTCCTACACTCAACGATGATGGTGAGCACGTAGGGGGGATAACGGGATTTCTGTTATCCCTCGGTGCTCTCATTAGAAAAAACAAACCAACAAGAGTATTGGTAGTTTTTGATGGTAAGGGTGGTTCACATCGTAGAAAGAAAATGTATAAAGGATACAAGGAAGGTAGAACTGGCCTAACCAAAGTAAACAGATTGGTTGGTTATGAAGATTTAGAAGACCAACAAGAATCAATGAGAAAACAATTTGGATTGTTGATTAAATATTTGGACTTACTACCAGTAGACTTGTGTTACATTGACTATGTTGAAGCAGATGATGTAATGGCATATGCAGCAAGACATATATTTAAAAAAGAAGTATTAATAGTATCATCCGATAAAGACTTTCTACAATTAGTAGATGATAGGATTTCAGTATACCAACCAACTAAGAAAAAAATGGTATACAAGGATGATGTAAAAGAACTGTTTGGAGTTCCATCTCACAACTTGGTGTTTTATAGAATATTTGATGGTGATAAATCAGATAATATACCAGGTGTTCGTGGAGTGGGCCCTAAAACATTAGTGAATAAGTTATTGTTCTTACAGAATGAAAACTTGGATATGAATACCTTAATGGAAAGTGTATCTGAATTGGATGACGAAAAATTAAAGAAAAAGATATTGGATAATAAAGATGTATTAGAATTAAATTATAAACTAATGCAACTTTCAGACCCAGAAATCGGTTCTTCTATAAAATCCAATGTAAGAGGCATTATCAATTCTCCTATAAATCAATTAAATTCATTTCAGTTCAAAAAAGAGTTTATGATGGACAAGTTATATACCGCTTTCAAAAACATAGAAAGTTGGTTAATGAATACTTGGTCTGAATTAGACAACTACTCAAAACAAACCAAGAAATAATTTGGTTTTTTGAAAAATATTTTTTATATTTACACTTATGGATAAATTTGGAAATAAGTTTGGAACATCGTTTCAGATAAAGATACTCTCAGCACTGATTTCAGACAGAGTTTTCTTTCAAACGGTATATGATATCATAAAACCAGAATATTTTGATTCTGAGTCAAATGAGTGGATATCAAGAACGATATTATCTTACTTTGATGGTTATGAGAAATTACCAACACTTGATGTATTCAAACTTGAGTCTGACAAGATACAAAGGGATGTCTTAAAGTTATCAGTAGTTGACAACCTTAAACAAGTTTGGAATGGATTGGAATCAGATGATTTAGATTTTGTTAAAGAACAAACGTTACAGTTTTGCAAAAACCAAGAGGTTAAACATGCTATATTAGAGTCTGTTACTCTTTTAGAAGCAGGTAAGTTTGATGTTATAAAATCTAAGATTGACAATGCTATGAAAGCAGGTCAAAATACTGATATTGGACACGAATATAAAACTCACATTACAGAACGGTATGAATCAACTGTAAGAAATGTTGTACCTACGGGGTGGGATGCAATTGATGAGTTAGTTGATGGTGGTTTTGGTAAAGGTGAGTTAATAATATTCGCAGCTCCACCAGGAATTGGTAAATCTTGGGCATTAATAAATGTAGGAATGTCTGCAGTAAAAGCAGGTAAGACAGTTGTTCACTATACATTGGAATTAAACGAGGGGTATGTTGGTCAACGATACGATTCAGTACTAACTGGAATTCCAGTTCCAAATTTGAAATATAATATGGAAGAAGTTGAACGACAAGTAAAAAACCTAAAGGGTAATTTAATAATTAAGTACTGGCCAACCAAAACTGCGTCAATAAATTCTGTTAAAGCTAGTTTGGATAAGTTAATCTTACAAGACAAGAGACCCGATTTGATAATTTTAGATTATGCAGATTTGATTAAGGGTAACAGTCGTAAGGAAAGACACGAAGAATTAGAAGAAATAATGGAATCATTACGTGGTTTGGGTGGTGAGTATGAATGTCCAATATATACAGCATCTCAAATAAATAGAAGTGGCGCAGACGATGATATTATTACAGGTACTAAAATAGCAGGTTCGTTCTCAAAATTGATGACAGCTGACTTCGTGGTATCATTAAGTAGAAAGATAGAAGATAAGTTAGCAGGAACGGGAAGATGGCACGTTATTAAGAACAGATTTGGTCCAGATGGGATGACTTTACCATCAAAAGCCAATATGTCAAATGGAAGAATTGATATATACAATGACAAATCTATTGATGGTAAACAAACCCAAAAAGACATGAACAATGGGGAGAGTTTAGTAAGAAAAAATTTATTACAAAAATATAATGAATTGAAGGGGGATATTAATTTTTAATCCGTATTTATAAACACCACTTCAAAACAAACAATCAAAAACAAGGAAGGAATCTATGGAAATATCGAATCAAATTCTATCAGAAATTACAGTTCATATGAAGTACGCTAAGTATCTACCCGAAGAAAATCGGAGAGAAACTTGGGAAGAGTTGGTTACACGAAATAAGAAGATGCATCAAAAACGATACCCAAATCTAAAAGATGAGATTGAAGAAAAATATAAAATGGTATATACCAAAAAAGTATTACCATCTATGAGAAGTTTGCAGTTTGGTGGTAAACCAATTGAGATTTCCCCAAATAGAGTTTATAATTGTGCATATTTACCAATAGACCATATTGATTGTTTTAGTGAAACGATGTTTTTATTATTAGGTGGAACTGGAGTTGGATATTCTGTACAAAAACATCATGTTGCAAAACTACCAGTAATTAACAAACCATATCCTAAAAGAAAACGTAGATTCTTAATTGGTGATTCCATAGAAGGTTGGGCAGATGCAATCAAAGTTCTAATGAAATCATATATGAATGGTGGTGGTAGTAGAATTGATTTTGATTTTTCAGACATTAGACCAAAAGGTGCTATGTTAGTTACATCTGGTGGTAAAGCTCCCGGCCCTCAACCACTTAAAGAATGTATTATTAAGATAACGGGTGTACTTGAATCAAAAGAAACGGGTGAACGTTTAACAACATTAGAAGCTCACGACATTGTATGTTATATTGCAGACGCAGTATTAGCAGGTGGTATTAGGAGAGCCGCCCTAATCAGTTTATTCTCTGCTGATGATGGAGATATGATTTCTTGTAAAAGTGGAAATTGGTGGGAGTTAAATCCACAAAGAGGTAGAGCAAACAATTCAGCGTGTTTAATGAGACATAAAATTACAAAAGAGTTCTTTATGGATTTATGGAAACGAGTTGAATTATCAGGAGCAGGAGAACCTGGTATTTATTTAAATAACGATAAGGATTGGGGAACAAATCCTTGCTGTGAAATTGCACTTAGACCTTATCAATTTTGTAATTTATGTGAAGTGAATGTTTCTAATATTGTATCACAGAATGATTTAAATGAACGAGTTAAGACTGCAGCATTTATTGGAACACTACAAGCGGGATATACAAACTTTCATTATTTGAGAGATGTTTGGAGAGAAACAACTGAAAAAGAAGCATTAATTGGTGTATCAATGACTGGTATAGCATCTGGAGTGGTTTTGGGTTACGATATGAAACAAGCCGCAGACAGAGTAAAAAGGGAGAATACTCGTGTTGCAAAACTTATTGGAATTAATCGTGCCGCTAGAACTACAACAGTTAAACCAGCCGGAACAACTTCTTTGGTCTTGGGTACTTCTTCTGGTATTCATGCTTGGCACAATACTTACTACATCAGACGAATAAGGGTGGGTAAGAATGAATCAATATATCAATATTTAGTAAAAAATCATCCAGAATTGGTAGAGGATGAGTATTTTAGACCACATGATACTGCAGTAATCCAAGTACCACAACAAGCACCAAATGGTTCTATAGTAAGAACTGAATCAGCACTTCAACTTTTAAGTAGAATAAAAAAAGTAGCTACTGAATGGGTTAAATCTGGCCATAGAAAGGGTTCAAATACTCATAATGTATCTGCAACGGTTTCACTAAAACAAGAAGATTGGGATATCGTAGGTGAATGGATGTGGACTAACAGAGAATACTACAACGGATTGTCAGTATTACCATTTGATGGTGGAACATACATACAAGCACCATTTGAGGATATCACAGAAGAAAAATATAATGAGATGATGAAATCATTAACAACTGTTGATGTATCTAAAATTTCAGAAGAAGAAGATAACACAGATTTGTCTGGTGAATTGGCGTGTGCTGGTGGTAGTTGTGAACTACAATAAAGTAGTGAATAATTTGGATAATTGATAATAATTTTGTATATTAGTAATATGGCATTAAAAGGAGAACTACACCCACAACACAAACTTACCGAAAATCAAGTTAGAATGATTAGGAAACTATGGAAAATCGGTCATAGGAATACAAAAGTTCTTGCAAGAAACAATGGTGTATCTGCATCAAATATTCGTAAGATAGTAAAAAATAAAACGTGGACTCACATACTTTTCGGTGAATTTGGAAAGTATGAATAAATAAAAAGTTATGCAATCACATAAATTATATGGTAGACGAATTTTACATTTTTTATCAACTGTGAAATTTAAGGGAAGTCTGTACAAACACAATTCGGATTCAAATTACAAGGTCGTGGAGAAAACTATAAAGTTTCTACCAATGTGTCATCACTATGTTGTTGTACCTGAAAATCATACAATTGATGATACAAGGTTAAATGTTACTTTGTTAAAATACCCATATCCAAAAAACGCAGTAAGTAATAGAGCAACTTTTGATTTCAAAAGTTTTAGAAAACTATTATCTATGAAAAAAATGGATATTGATTTTGTATTTGTACATCAACCTGAATTATTATACAATGTTATGGTAGCACTTTCAGACGAGAGGTATGGTGAGATAGTAAATAAGTTTTTATTCTTTCATTGGGTTGATTGCCCACAGAGTAGAGGGTCAGCCGCACTACCACATTCCTATATGAATCAGTTGGGAGCAATAAACCAATGTAATAAGGTTTTCTTTCATACACCAAAATCAAGTGAGTATTTTAAAAAGAACTATAATAGAGAATCATCAACTACATTAAATTTAGACTTTGTAAAGAGTAAATCAAGTTATTTTCCATTGTCATCGGATAACTTCCCAACACCAAAACCATTCAATCTACCTGATAAAAAGGTAATTGTATTTAATCATAGATGGAATACATCCACGGGGTGGAAACGTTTAGTAGAATACACAGAAGATTTGGGAGATGAATATCGTATATGGTGTACAGACCCAAAAGCTCCAAAAGAGTACACGGGTGAAGTATTACCTTTTGATGAATATGGTTATTTACTAAAAGAAAGTTTGTGTAGTGTTTGTTTTGTAGATAGTTATGCAACATGGAATTTGTCAGTACAAGATGGGTTGAAGTTTAACAAACCAGTATTATGTTACAAACACCCAATTATGACTGAAATTCTTGGTGAGGATTATCCATATTTCTTTAAAACAAAAGATGAGTTTTTAGATTTATTAAAACAAGTTGAGAGTGACAGTGGTAAAAGTTTTGAATGGGAAATACCAAACTATGATGAAATTTTTGAAATGAATTTGGTTAGTAGTATGGAAGAGTGTATTAGAACTGACTTAAAAAGTCCTAAAGATGCACTAAAGTGGATGTACTGTATATTGAATGGGTATGAGTTCAAACAACAAATAACTAATCAAGTACAACCAAATATGGGTTTAAATTCAGTTTGGCAATACATAAGAAGATACTTGTTGGTAAACGGTGTTAAAGATGACCCTAATTGTGAGTTTACACGATATTCTATATCTAACGAAAGTATAGAAAACATTGAGGACTTAACAAAAAATATAGATTTTAATTTAAGACCAAGTACAAGCAAACAAACATTAGTACACAATAAGAATCATGGATTCTTTTAGTAAAAAATCATAGAATGTATCAGAACGTATATTTCGAAAAAAATCAAAACATAATACATTGCTGGGATGACAAAAAAGGATATTTTACAAAAAAATATCGTAAGTATGGTTACGTTAAGGATGGTAACGGGTCTTATGAATCCATTCATGGTGAACGGTTAAAGAAATTAAACTTTTGGAGAAAGGAAGATAATTTAAAATTATATGAATCAGATGTAAATGAAGTAACCAGATTCCTAATTGATGAATATGGTGATTCAGATGAAATCTCAGATGGTCACGTAACACTTACTTTTGATATTGAGGTAGAAATGAATAGTGGGTTACCTGATATGCAGGACGCCGAAAATGATATAACTTCAATAGCATACCACGACTCCGCAACAAATGAATACTGTGTATATGTAGTAACACCTGGTACTGAAATAAATAAAAAGATAAAGGGTGCAACAGTTCGTTCATTTAATAATGAAGGTGACTTACTATTAGCATTTCTAACAAGTTGGGAGGAAATATCACCAACAATTATAACGGGTTGGAATATTGATTTCTTTGATGTTACATACCTTTATAATAGAATACAGAGGTTATTTGGAACTACAGTCGCAAACAGAATATCACCAATTGGTAGAGTACATTGGAATAAATATCGAAAACGTTATATTATAGCCGGTGTATCTGCATTGGATTACATAGCGTTATATAAAAACTTCACATATACTGAATTACCAAATTATAGATTGGATACAGTAGCTAAAAAAGAATTAGGTAGGGGTAAGATTGAATATCAAGGTAATTTAGACCAGTTGTTTAGAGATGATATTGAGAAATTTATTGAGTATAACTTGGTGGATGTTGAGTTGGTTGTTGATATGGATAAGAAGTTAAAATTCATAGAACTTGCTCAAGCGATATGTCATTCTGGACACGTATTCTATGAAGATTTCTTATTTTCATCCAAATGGTTAGAGGGAGCGATTTTAACTTTTCTAAGACGAAATAAAAGGGTAGCGCCCAACAAACCTCTTAGACGATTGAGAAATGAGGATGGGTCTGATAGTGAGGGTACGTTTACTGGTGCATATGTAAAAGAACCTAAACCAGGCCTTTACAAATGGGTATATGATTTGGATTTAACATCACTATATCCATCAATCATAATGACTATTAATATCTCACCCGAAACTAAGGTGGCTAAGGTAAAGGGGTACTCCGCCGAATTACATATGAAAAATCAAATTGACTCGTATGTGGTTCAAAGTTGTACTAATGGTGTAGAATTACCACCAATGAAATCAGAAGAATTTGCTGAATTTATAGTAGACAACAATCTAACAATAGCATCCAATGGTGTAATGTACACAAAAAATAAAGTGGGTATCATACCAGAGATTTTAGATGTTTGGTTTAGTAAGAGAGTTGAGTATAAAAATCTAATGAAAAAATATGGTAAAGCAGGTGATGATAATTTATATAAGTTTTACCATCAACGACAGTTAGTTCAAAAGATTATGTTGAATTCATTGTATGGAGTTATGGGGTTACCATCATTCAGATTTTATGATGTTGATAATGCAGAAGCAACTACACTTACTGGCCAAACGGTAATCAAAACTACAGAAAAGATAGCCAACCAATACTATGTTAAACACATTGGTAAAGAAGCAGATTATAATGTGTATACAGATACGGATTCTGTATTTTATGAAGCCGCACCATTGGTAAAAGCTAGAAACCCAAATATTGATGTTAATTCAGATGAACAAATGATACCTGCAATTCTATCAGTAGCTAAGGAAGTACAAGACCATATCAATATGGTATATGATGTAATGGCATTAAAATTTTTCAATGTAGAGTCACATAGATTTGATATAAAACAAGAAACAATAGCAAAGGGTGGATTTTGGGTAACAAAGAAAAGATATGCTCAATGGATTATAAATGATAATAGTGTAAATTGTGATAAGTTAGATGTTAAGGGTTTGGATGTAAAGCGAAGTTCTTTTCCAACTTATTTTAAAGAGGTGATGAAAACTGTATTATTAGATATTCTAAAAGATGTGGATAAAGACATCATTGACGATAAGATATTGAAATTCAAAGAGGAAATGCCAAACCAACATTTTGTGGATATTGCAAAAAACTCATCAATTAAAAATGTAACTCAATATGATAAAAAAAACAATCCACTTGGTAAATTTGAAAAAGGAACTCCTGCTCATGTAAAAGCCGCCATAACATATAATAAACTTTTGAAATTCTTTAAATGTCCGTACAAGTATGAACCGATGAAAGATGGTGATAAGATTAAATGGGTATATTTAAAAAATAATGAGATGGGGTTAGAGACTACTGGTTTGACTGGGTATAATGACCCACCACAGATTTTGGATTTGGTCAAACGGTACATAGATTATGACTTAATTTGGGAAAAGGAGTTAGAAAATAAAATAACCGATTTTTATAATGCAATGGGTTGGGATAAACCAAATCCTAATTTGAAAAAAGCTTCCCAATTTTTTGGATTTTAGAAAATATTTTTGTATATTAAGTAAAAGGATAAGTTATGAATTTAAAAATGGATGTATCAACCCATAAGAATGTAGAAAATGTTATTAGATACTTTTTAATATATTTACCACCAAGAGGTGCGGAATCAATATTGGATGTTGGGGGTGGTTGTTTCGCCCCATACAAAGGAGTATTACAGACACGTTGTGCTGAATATAAAAATATTGATATACGACCGGGTATTAACGTGGATTATGTACAAAATATATTAGAGGGAACTTCATTTAAAGATAAACAATGGGATTGGGTGTGGTGTTCCGAGACATTAGAACATATACCACAGCAACATATGAAAAAGTTTGTAGATGAAGTTTGTAGGATATCTAAAAATATATTATGGACATTCCCATTACCACATAGTCCATCCTTTCCTGAAGACCCAGGTCATAGTGAGGTAATAGTTGATATGAATTCTTATTCTAAAGACTTTCAAGTATTTGATAAAACTACAAAAACTGGACGAGGAATTTGGATTTTTGCAAGAAAGGATAGGAAAGTAGAAATAACAAAAAGTGGGATTATTCAAGAAGGTTATAGTCCCGATAATTTACCATTCAAAGTTGTAAAAAATAAAATGGTAAAAAGAACAGATAACAATAAAAACATTGATAAATTTTTTAAATTCTAAAAAAATTTTTGTATATTGTATTATTAAATTAATAATTAAAAGTAGTAATTATGAAAAAAAACACATTTGAAGGTTTTATCTCTAAGTATAACTTAGGTGGTGAGGTAGAGTCTGTAAAAATTAATTCCACTGATGAGAATTTATTAGTAAGCTTTATATCAGATGACAAGACTCTCTTGGGTAGTGTCAGTAGTGATAATAAAGAATTTCCTAATGGTGATTTTGGTATTTATACAACCTCAAAATTGAAAGGACTGTTGGGGGTTTTAGATTCAAATATTGAAATAAACCAAACCGATGCATCTCTTGTATTTTCTGACAAAAATACATCTGTAAACTATATGTTAGCAGATTTGTCTGTAATACCAGCTGTACCAGATTTGAAACAGTTACCTACATTTGAAACTTCTATAACATTAGATGGGGAGTTTATTTCTACATTCATTAAGTCAAAATCCGCATTAAGTGAATCGGATACATTTACATTTAGTTGTAAAGATGGTAAAGGTGAAATAGTATTGGGTTATCAGAAAATAAACTCAAATAGAATTTCAATAACAGTTGGATGTACTTGTGATGGTGATGTTGACCCAATCTCATTTTCAGCAAAATATTTGAAAGAAATTTTATCTTCAAATAAAGGAGCTAAAGCGTCTCACTTAAAGATTTCAAGTCAAGGTTTAGCTCATGTTTATTTTGAAAATGGTGGGTATAAATCTAATTATTACTTAGTCGAAATAAAATAAGAATATTATATGAGTGATTACAATCATCCATTATATGGTAGACGAATATTACACGTAATGTCACCAGTTAGGTGGCGAGGTAGTAAATTTGTACACCATGCTGACTCTAACTACAAAGTTATGGTAAAGACAATTAAGTTCTTACCAATGTGTCATCATACTATTATAGCACCTGTGAATAATACAATCCCCGACTTGGGGGATAATGTGAGCATAGTACCATTTGACTATACACAATCAGTATTGACAAATAGAGCATATTTTAATGGTAAATTATTGAACAAGTCAACGAATTACAGAGCTCAAGATTTTGATTTTATATTTAATCATCAACCTGAATTGTTGTATAATGTATTGAATGCGGTATTATCATCTCGATATGGAATGACTGTGGAATGTTTTAATTTTTTCCACTGGGTTGATTGTGCTAAAAGTAGACCAACTGATACGTACCCAGAAGGGTTTTTTAGACAGTTGGAATCTATCAACATTTCATATAAATCTTATTTCCACTGTCCAGTGTCGTTGGATTATATGAAATCAAATTGGGATAAAAAACAATATACAATTGAGGGTATCAATGAATCGGTTGTTAAAGATAAATTGAGTTACTTTCCATTAGGTGTTAGTGATTTCCCAGACGCACAACCAGTAGCAGTACCACCTGGCAAGAAAATATTGGTGTTTAATCATAGATGGAATAATAGTACGGGTATTAATAAACTTATAGAATACACAGAAGGTCTTGATAGAGATGAATGGTTAGTATGGGTTACAGATGAAAAAGCAAAGAAACCAACATCAGGTTCACCTGCGCCAAGTTGGATGTATGTTAAAAGTTTACCATCAGGTGGCCAATATAGGTCTTTGATTGAAAAGTCAGTAGCAACATTATGTTTTGTAGATAATTATATGACTTGGAATTTATCAGTACAAGACGGCCCCACGTTAAAAAAACCAAGTTTAGCACTCAAACACCCTACACATGAATATGTTTTAGGAGAGGACTACCCGTTATATTTTGAATCTAAGGAAGATTTCTTAGAACTATTAGATAATATTCCACAAGATGAGGAATTTAATTGGGAATTACCAAAGCATGATGAGACTTTTAAGAATAATCTTGTTAATGATTTGACCGATTGTTTGAAAAATAGTAAAAAGAAAACCACAACAAAAACTAAATATGGTGTGGAGTGGTTATATCATATTTTAAATGATAATGGATATAAACGTAACATACTGTATAATAGTCACCCAGATTTGTATAAAAGTAATTCCTGGGAGGGGATACGCCAATGGTGTATGGCTAGAGGGGTTAGGGATACACCAACTTCAAAATATACTAAACTTTGGATACCTGAAGAAAATAAAGATTCCGTTAGAGAAATAATTCAAGATGGTGGAAGTGTAGACTATAAAGGCGACCCGTTAGATGAATCAAAAAGAGACCCAAAATGGGCAGAAAATTTTACTTCAAATAAATTCTTTTAAAAAAGATGATACAGAATAAAGAACATAGTTTATGGGTTGAAAAATACAGACCCGATACATTAGATGGTTACGTTGGTAACGAACATATATTAGAAAAAGTAAAAATCTATATAGAAAACGAAGATGTACCACATCTACTCTTATATGGACAAGCTGGTACTGGTAAAACTACTCTTGCTAAAATCATTACTAATCAAATAGATTGTGATGTTATGTATGTAAACGCATCGGATGAAAACTCCGTTGATGCTGTAAGGGATAAGATTAGAGGTTTTGCATCATCTATGGGTTTCCGTAAGTGGAAGGTGGTTATATTAGATGAGTCAGATTATCTTACACCAAACGCTCAAGCTGCACTTCGTAATTTGATGGAAACATTTTCTAAAACTACAAGATTTATTTTGACTTGTAATTATGTAGAGAAGATAATAGACCCAATCCAAAGTAGATGTCAGACATTTGCAATTACACCACCATCTAAAAAGGAGGTTGCAATTAGACTGAAAGATATATTGGATACGGAGGAAGTTAAATATGAAATGGGAGATTTGGCGGTTTTAGTTAATAGTGGTTATCCAGATATTCGTAGGGTACTAAACGCAGGCCAAAGACAAGTAATTAGTGGAGAACTTAAAATAGATAAAATATCTACTATTCAAGCAAATTATATGGATGAGGTACTATCTGTATTAAAATCAAATGAGAATGTCAAAACATCATTTTTGAAAATAAGAAAGATAGTTGCTGACTCAAAAGTTAGGGATTTCACACCATTTTACAGATTTATGTATGATGAGATTGATAATTATGCAAATGGAAAGGTTGGTAACACAATACTTAAAATTGCAGATGGTCAATACAAGGATACATCCGTAGTTGATAAGGAAATCAATATAATGGCAATGTTATTAGAAATATTAATTGATATAAAATAAAAGGATAAAAAATGAGTAAAAAAGGAAAAGTTATTGGTATGGGTAAGGAGCAACAACCACAGCCAAAATTACAGATAGACCCCACAAAGTTAGATACTGTTGAATGTGAAAGTTGTGGTGGTATCTTTTTTGAAGAAGTAACAATGTTTAAAGAAGTACCTGCAATACAATCACCAAATGGTCAAAAATCTATATTACCAATACCAGTAGTTAGATGTGCTGAATGTGGTAACGTAGCAGAAAGATTTTTACCAAAAGAAATGTTACCTTAATGAGTAAGACAGTAAAAGCAAAAACCATATTCCAACATCTAAGTGGTATAAAGGAGAAAAAACAATCTTGGGAATCTCTAACAGAGATGGATAAGAAATCATTTTCACCATTTATTATTAACAGATGGCTAAGTATGAATCTTGACTTACTACCAATCGTAAATGAGTTACAAAAATACACTATTGGTACATTATCAGCNAGAGATGTCTATAAATTATATTTGGATTTTCTACCAAAGAAAAAAACGTTTGATAAATACGTAAAAGGTAAAAANTCAAGTAANTATAATAAAGATATGTTGGCTTACTTGTCACAATGGTATGGTGTATCACAAAGTGAAGTAAAAGATTATTTGGAGATACTATCAAAGGATGAGGTTAAGGGCATTCTAAAAAAGTATGGTTTAACAGACAAAGAAATAAAGGTACTATCAAAATGAAAAAAGAATTATACGATATGTTGTCATCTTCTGCAGAGGCAGACAAGAAAAAAGCTCTTCTAACATTGGATTTATTATCAAATAATGCAGTGGGTATTGGTGACCATTCAACGGGTGACTTTTACAACAACGCCGAAGACGCTTTAAATATGTTGGTAGATGCTGATGATAGATTGAATACATTAGAAAAATATTTTAAAAATAAATCTAAACGACAGTTAAATGGATAAGATTAGAGAAGCCAAAACAAAAGTTGAATATACAGGGGAACGTATAATCAAAAAAAAGGATGGTAAACTTACAGCAGTAGAATATTGTGAAAAACACTACCCTGTAATGATGAATGAATACAAACGGATAATGTTTGAACAATACGAGACTTTTTGTAAAAAACAAAGAAACTACGGGCCCCATAACATATCGGTTGGAACTTCATTAGAAACACCGGATGATATTAAATTATCACTAACTGGTCTATGGTTTAGAATTAACGACAAAGTACAGAGACTAAAACAATTAGTAATATTAGGTCAACCTGATGAAGTTGGGGAATCGACACAAGACACATTCCAAGACTTATCAATATATGGTATGATAGCACAAGTTGTGCAAAATAGTAAATGGGGAAAATAATATGACATGAAAGATAGTAAAATAAGTAACATATTCACCTTTGGATTACGAGAACAAAAAGACGAGGATTCCAAAGTATCATATTCACAATATACGATGTATGCCAACTGCCCACATCAATGGAAACTAACATATATGGATGGTCACAAAAAACAAGACCCATCTATACATTTAATATTTGGAACTGCAATGCACGAGACCATACAAGAATGGTTAAATGTATTATACAGTAAATCTGCAGTCGAAGCAGCTGAATTGGATTTGGGTAAGATGTTGTATGAACACTTGGTGATTGAGTACAAAAAGATGAAAGAGGGGTGTGGTTCTGATTTCAGTTCACCAGGTGAATTAAAAGAGTTTTTAGAAGATGGTATAAACATTTTAGATTTTATCGTTAAGAATAGAGTTGATTACTTCAATACACGACAATTAAATCTTGTAGGTATAGAATTACCGATATACGCTAGAGCAATTGAAACACATGATGTATATATCAGAGGATAT